CTTATTTATTGACGCAGCAAGCAATGCAGCAACTAATTTTCAAAGTGCATATGCGCTTGGTGCAAGTCAAATATTAAACACTGGCGATATCTCAGATGCGGCAAATAATTTGGTTGTCACCGGTTCAAAATTTGGAATTCCAGGCAACAGTGCGGCACCACAAATCAAACTTCTTTACCCATCACATCAGTTGAGAGCCTCGGGCAACCAGGATGGTCTTGCAGATCAGACAGACTCTTTCTGGGGTGTATGGACTGGTAAGAGCAAAACAAGTAACAAATTTAACCGTGATTTTGCAGATTTAAATAGAAATAAATCAGATGGTCTGCCAAGTCAGTTGAATCAAAGTCAAGCCGCTGGTTATCAATTTATTTTCACATTGGATGAGGTTGTTTCAGGTTCCTCAAATGGTCTGTTAACTTGGGTTTCAGGTTCAAGAGCAGGTGGAACATCATTATCATCAGTTGGTTCAAATGATTACAAGAACGTAATTGATTATGGTGTTGATCGTTTTACAATGCCTCTATACGGTGGATCTGATGGTCTAGACATTACAGAGAAGGATCCCTTTAGAAATACTCTCTTAGACGGTAAGACAGAAACAACTAACTATGCATACAACTCTGTAAAAGAGTCTATCGACATTATTAGAGATCCTGAGTTTGTTCCTTACAACTTAGTATCAATTCCTGGTATTACCAACGAGCAGTTAACTACACACCTCATCAACACTGCTGAGTCAAGAGCAGACGCTCTCGCAGTTATCGATCTAAAGGGTGACTTCCAACCATCACACGAAGACGATGCCGGTAAGGTATACCCCAACTTAAGTGATACAATTACAAACTTAAAAAATCGTCAGATTAATTCAAGTTATGGTTGTGCTTACTATCCCTTCGTTCAGATTAGAGATACTCTACAAGGTCAGTTGGTTTACATGCCAGCATCAGTTGTTGCGATCGGCGCCATGTCTTACACAGATAGAGTCAGAGCACCATGGTTTGCACCCGCAGGATTCAACCGTGGCGGTCTTTCAAGCGGTATCGCAGGTCTACCTGTCATTAACGTAACAGAGAAACTTACATCGCAAGATAGAGACCTTCTATACGACGCAAACATTAACCCAATTGCTTCATTTCCAAATGAAGGTATTGTAATCTTTGGTCAAAAGACTTTACAGGTTACAAGAAGCGCCTTGGATAGAATTAATGTTCGTAGATTGTTAATCTTCATCAAGAAGGGCATCTCAAACATCGCTGCTGGTGTTCTGTTTGAACCAAACGTTCGTGCCACATGGGCAAGGTTCATCGGACAGGCAAACCCATTCTTAGCAGATGTGCAGGCAAGATTTGGTTTAGACGAATACAAGTTGGTTCTTGATGAAACAACCACAACACCAGACTTAGTTGATAGAAATATTCTATATGCTAAGGTTTACTTGAAACCAACAAGAGCAATTGAGTTTGTTGCTGTTGACTTCATCATTTCCAACACTGGCGCATCTTTTGAGGATTAAACTAATTAATAGGAGAGTAGGAGACTAACAATGCCAAATAAATCAACACCAATTCCACCATGGGCGTCAGTTAAAATTGAACCAAAGAGACAGTTTAAATTTATCTTGACTTTGGGTGAGATTCCAGCATGGGTTGTAACAGACGCAACCCGCCCAAGTCCAAGATTCAGTGGTCAGGTACAACATGAGTTCTTAGGTCATCAATTTAAATTTCCAGGCAAGTTGCAATGGAACGATGTATCTGTAACATTGGTTGAACCCATTGATCCTGATGTATCTGGTCTGGTATTGGATGTTGTGAAGAAAGCAGGTTATAATACACCCTCAACCTGGACTGCTGACAACGAAGGTTGGCGTACAACTTTTTCAAAAGAAAGATTTGTGAATGGCAACTTAGGCGACATTTCTATTAAGGTCTTAGACTCGGATGGCAATGTTGTTGAGCGTTGGACTCTTAGAAATCCCTTTGTCAATGGTGTAACTTATTCAAATCTACAGTATGGCGGTAATGCCATTAACACAGTTAAATTAGATTTTCAATATGATTACGCAGAATTAGATATCTTTGAGGCGAATCAAAATACAACAGTAGCATAATTACTATAAATGTCTACTTCATCTGAAATACAAAGAAGAGCGAATTTAAGGGCACAAGCAGCAAATCAAGAGCAACTTGATCTTGTTGAGGTGCCCAACGCTGTAAGAATGTCCTTACAGTCTAACTGGCGATTCTTGTTGAGGGTCCGAGGTCTTCCAGTTGCAATGGTGTCTGACGTATCACGTCCAAGTCCAAATTTTGGTGCAGCAGAAGAGTTTCAATTATTAAATTGGAAATTTAAAAATCCAAGCGGTGTTGTAACATGGGACCCAATCACCTTTACGGTAAGGGAATCGTTTGACAATGAACTTTTGGATTCTATTTCTGGGATTGCTCTAAAAAAATATAAAGAATTAGGTTATGATAATCCTAATCAAGTTGATGTTAACAACCTTAAGGACATGAGTAAATCTAGTTTAATGGAATCAATGGGCGAAGTTGCTGTTCAATTAATAAATCCTGATGGCAATGTATATGAACAATGGACTCTATACAATGCTTTTGTAACAGGAATCAAGTTCTCTCCATTAAGTTATACTGGTGCTTCTTTGTTGGGAACTACATTTACAGTAACTTACGATTGGGCAAGTTTAACTTATGTAAATAACATCGGCAAAACTAAAACTTATTAAAAGAGGTTAAAATGCAAAAATTTAATATGGATGATTCATCCTCCAGCAAATATGGAGGCATGACGCACTTTGTTAATCTTCCATCTGGTGGTGACTTTTATCCAGAAGGTCATCCACTTTATGGTCTTGATAAAGTTGAAGTTAAGATGATGACAACTAAAGAGGAAGATATCTTAACAAATCAATCTTACATAGAGAATGGTGTTGTCCTTGACAAACTATTTGAGTCTATTCTTTTAGCGGACGTTAGACCAAAAGATATGATTGATGCAGATAAAATGGCTGTGATGATTGCTGCAAGAGTTGAGGCATATGGACCAGAATATACTGTAACTTTATCATGTAATAAATGTCAAAACTTTTACTTATGGGATGTTGACTTATCTTCTTTTGAGACTGATATGACAACATCAGACTATGAAAAAACACCAAAGGGGTCTTTCATTGTTGAATTACCAAAATCTCAGACTATTGTTGAGTTTCATCACCTTTTACCTGATGAGATTGAATCAATAACAAAGACGGTAGATAAGATGAAATCTTTAAATATTAAAACAAACTTTAATACAGAGTTTTATAAAAGAGTTATTTTATCTGTCAATGGTGATGATAAAGCAGAATCAATTGCTGCTCTTGTAGAGAATATGAAAATCTTGGATTCAAGAAAGTTTCTTAAGGCATATCAGTCCACTGTTCCTTCGTTAAACACAACCGTTAAGTCTACATGCACCGAGTGTGGACATCAGAACGAAGGAGGTATGCCCGTACAGGGCAACTTTTTTTTCCCTGAATTCTAATTATGTACAGAGCATATATGAAAGTTTCATATATATGGTATCAAATGGGGGATGGAATTATTCGGATCTAATTCAATTACCTATTTCAAAAAGGGATTGGATTATTGAAAAATTTTCTGAACTCCATAAAGAAATGCATACCATACCCGAAGAGGAATAAAAATTGGCACCACCATCAACACAACAGCAATTAGTAGACTTTCTTGGTACAGGTTATCGAACTGCTTCTGACCAATTTAAATCACTATTGGTGGCACAGGGGACCGATCCCGCTGTAGCAAAAAAATTAATTGATAACTTTAATAAGACTTTTTCCGGTTTTGTTGGTGCGGCAGGGGCAGCAGCACAATCTTCAGCAGTCGCTATCACTCTTGATTTTTTTACAGAGACTATAGAAAAAAGATTGCCAAGTCTTAATACATATTTAACGCAAGTTGAAACTGCACAAAAGTCTTTTAATCAAACAATTGGTGTAGATGGCGCTAAGGCGTTAGAGGAAGCAAAAAATGCTTTTATTGAATTAAATAGAAGTGTTGAAACAGGTGGTTTTAATTTTGGTACTTTTACAGACACCTATAAAGAATTTATCGCGGCAACTAGATTTGCACCAGTGGGCAAATTTGGTGATAATTTTGTTGAAGTTTCAAAAAAGATAGCAGCAAGTTCTCAAGTTATTGATAAATCAAAACTGATTAGTTTTACAAAAGATATTGGTCTCCAAATGGGAACCACTGCAACTGATGCACAGAAGATGGGCGAGCAGTTGGTTGAAATGTCGTACCAAGCAGGATTGCCAGTTGACACTCTACTAAACTTAAACCAAAGTTTGCTAAACTCAAATGTTGTTTTTGGATCTTCAACAGAAGATATGAGAAGATTAGCAGCGCAAACAGAGGCGTTTGGTAGGTCAATTGGCACAACTGGCGAGGCAGTATCCAAACAGTTGTCCTCTTTGATGACAATTCAAGGTAGAACACAATTTGCAGGTAGGTTATCTCAGATTGCTTCCCAGGTTGGCGCAGAAGTTGACATTAGGGCAATCATGAGTTCGGATCCGGCAGAGCAGGAAAGAGGCATTAGAGGGTCTTTGCAGAGTTTTAGCAGGGCATATCAGAAGTTACAAACCCCTGCACAGAAACGAGCGTTAGGTTTAGTTTTGCAAAGGGCATACAATTTACCAGCAGACGCTGTTAGAACTGCGCTAACACAAGGATTAAATACTGAGGCAGCACTGCAAAAATTTGAGCAAGCAAGAAAAGCTGCTGCTGGCGGTATTAGGGATGAAACAAAGCGTGCGTTTGTCACACTTAAAGAGTCGATTGACGGAATGAAAACAGCATTCCAATTACAAGCAGGCGAAGCGCAACTAAAAGAGTTGAATAAAACATTAGAGAAATTAAATGAGAATCAGGCAGAGCAATCCTCAGAAATAAAAAAATTCAATAAGAATA